ATAGGGCATAACGATATTGTGTGTGCGTGGGTGCAAAGGTATATATCATACACAAACAGAGTGAAAATTGTACTTAGAAAAGGATATACAGAGGAAGAGTATCACAGGTTTCTCAATGATTTGAATTTTGAGTACTATGATGGTCATGGTACTCAAGAACTATTTGGAACAGTATGGTTGGATAAAGGATGGTTAGAACGTGGGGAATATGATGGATCCGAATGGTGGGATCATAAAAGAAGGCCTACAATACCTAAAGAATTAAGATAAATAGGAGTATAGATGACAATTGATGATTTAAAATGCTGCGGTAACTGCAATTATTTCGGTAGCTGGGGTGCTCTATCAGATGCAAAGACTAAATGCATACATGATTGTGAGCTAAAAAGTGGCTTCGAGTATTGCTCACTATGGGAATGGGATGAACATAAGAAAAAAGATAGGATTATGTAAATAGTTCTTGCATATTCAATAATATTGTAGTATATTTAAGAGAGATTCAAATGGAGGAGTAAAAATGGAAGATGAACTGAATATCTTAAATAAGGCAATAATTCTTATTGAGGGTCGTAAGCAACAATTAGAGGATGAATTGAAAGAGCTGTATTGCGAGCGTAAAGATTTAGAGCATAAAATTTGGCGTGAGAATGCAGAAAAGGAGGAGCCTGTAATGTTCGCTGTATCTGAAAGTATGGCGAAAGATAGGATTAGGAGGAGTAAAAATGCGTAAGGTAATAATTAAGAGCTGGAAGCAAATGGAGTTGGAGTATGGGTTGAATGAGGATGGCGGTATAGATAGTTTCCCGTATTTTCATGTAGCCATGGAGGAAGCGTTACCAGAATCTAGGGTAATTGAAATCGATGAGGGTAATTATTGGAATGGTTGGTATATATCTAAAAACATGATTCTAGGCGAATACATTGCTCCAGGTACAGAGATTGAAGTGAGTTGTGATAAGATGAAGTGGCGTCGTAGATATTTCTCTGGTTATATACCAGTAGGAAGATACAGAGTTTTAACTTTTGATGATAACCTTGGGTCCTACGGGACATATAAACACTACAGACTAATTGAAGAGAAGCCAGAACCAACAAAACAAGAGGTGTTTGACGACAAAGGAAATGTCATTGGATGGTTTGAGCCGAAAGGTGGTGAGTGATGGGTTTTTTCAAGAGCTTAAAAGACTGGATATTTGGTGATAAATCGAATGAAAAATTATATCAGACTGATAAGGATGAGGAAGGTTATAGGAGATTTCTTAATTTATGCGAATCACTTAGTGATGACGAATCATTTTATTATAATTTGGATCCTAAAGATTGGTGCATTCAAACGAACTCGGTTTTTTGGAGTAAATCATATTATGATTCAGGACTAGCTCCATTGATAGCGAAAAATTCAGGTGGAATTTACACATATACAATAGGTAATGGCGAACTCACATTAAAAGGAGGGGAGTGATGGTTAGAGCTAAATTACATATTATTTGTGGCAACTGTGGATGTAACGATGATTTCAAATACGAAATAGAAAAAACGTATGATGAAGATGACAATGAAGTAAACGAAATAGCTATAACCTGCGAGAATTGCCTAACAATACATTGGCTATATCCGGAAGGTGGTGAGTGATGAGTGATGAAGAGTGTATCAATAAAGATATCGATGAGTATGGGAAAGTTAGAGAATCCATAGAGGTTGATCTCGAACCCAACGCAGAGACTTATTTGAAAATAATGGAGGACATTAGAACCATCTACCCAGATAATTATTCGGAAAGTCCATATTACATTTTCTTAAAAAACAAAATAGAGAAAGGTGGTGAGTGATGGTTGATAATAAAGCGTGTTTTGCTATTGTATTGGTTTCTGCAACAGTATTCTTTATTATGGGTTTAGTTGTAGGTAATAACAATGTTAATCAAAAAGCAATTGAGCAAGGAATAGGGTGTTATAAACCTAAAACAGGTGAGTTTATTTTAAGTAGAAAGTGTGGTGAGTGATGGTGAAGATTTTTGATGATGATAAATACAGTTATTACAAACTTAAATACACTGGTATTGAAGGTGTTAAAAGTTTGCTTGAAGCAACATCACAGTTAGTTGAGGATCGTAAACAGAGATTGTTAGAGTATTATGGGATATGGGGTAAATAATGGAACGGTTTGAATTACTATTTTACGTGGGCGGTGGATTAACTTTCGCAGCTTTAATGATAATTTATCTATTATATAGTTGCATATTTTGAAATATTAATGTATATTGAAATACACGGGGGCGTTCCAAATCGGTATAGGTGCAACCGCTCCTTCATAGAGATTGGTGGGATCTACCCAGCCATACGCCAAGCATCCTAAATCGCAAAGTGTGGCAAAAAGTCGGTGTGGCGGAATAGGTAGACGCAAGATGCTGGAGTTGGCACGGTGCACAGTGAAATAGCGGGACAAATCACCAACTTATGCAGGGTGCAAATCCCTGCCACCGACATAGATTACTTAGGAGGAAGCATGAGCTGGGATGATATTTATTTAATGGAGGAAGGGATGATTGTACACAAATCATGGTATCTGAATGAAGGATTTGACAGGATAAAGGCCGCAATGTGTGAAACATCAACATGTGGCGGTGGTTGTGAAGACTGTTTATTTAGTGAAAGAAGCGACATGAAGAAGTTTAAAGTGTGGTTTAAAAAGTATATGGAGAGAGATAATGACTGAGCCATTACAAATATCATTCATGAGAGAAGTTGAGGATTTGATTGATAAATATTTTGACCATACGGAGTTAACAAATATAGATGTGGTGGGTGCACTTACATTTATATCACACAATCTCACATCTATCGCTATAGATGATGCTAAAGATGGTGAGTTTGATATTGATATTGAAATCGATACAGATGAGGAGGAAGAAGATGGTGAAGACGAGCTTATTTGAGATAATTATTACCATCTTGAGTGCGGTTTTAGTTATATTAATGGTTAAGTACTGGATGATGTTTGGATAGGAGAGAGTATGTTGAAGTTACCAAAGAATGAACTTGGAGTGATAGAAGAGTATGGGATAGTAGATAGCATAAGGGCAACTTTCTGTGGTTACACTAAAGGAAACAACAATTGCGATGGATATTGTGAGAAATGTTTATTTAGTAGTAAAAACAAAGATAAATTCGAGGAATGGCTGGTTGAGCATATGAAAAACAGGAGTCACAATGTTTGAAGTAAAGGCTGACGGAAGTACATTACAATTATTCAGAGATGATACATTGATGGACGCTTATTATATAAATGCAAAAATAATTGATTTCGATATTCTCGTGAATAAAGTAGTCGCATTGGATGATGTCGCTCATCTTCATTACTTTACTATAAATGAGGATTACAGATTTACTTTTGAGCAATGCTCTATTACACCATCAATAACAAGTAAATCAGTTAAATTTATTGAAGATGGGGAGAAAGTTGAATTATCTGGAGAAGGAATTAAATTTTTGTCGGAGTGCTTTATTTAAAAGGGGCTAATGGATATAAAGGTTACGTCAGTATTTGAACAAAACTGGGATGCGTGGAGTATCCCAGGTAAAAGGATGATTGTAAATCAGGGAGGAACAAGATCAAGTAAAACATATTCATTGGCGCAATTATTCGCTATCAAGCTGCGTGAGCACGCCAATCAAGGAATAGTGCTCACAATCTGTCGTAAAACAATGCCTTCCCTCAAGGCAACAGTAATGAGGGATTTTTTTGAAATAATCCAGGGCTTCGGATGGTACGATCCGCAAAAGCACAATAAGACCGAGGCTACTTATGAGCTATTCGGTAACTTAGTTGAATTCGTGTCTATTGATGATCCGCAAAAGGTACACGGTCGTAAAAGGCATTGGTTATGGGCTAATGAAGGGAATGAACTAAGATATGCAGATTGGAAGCAATTAATATTTCGTACTACTGGTAAGATATTCCTTGACTTTAACCCATCTGATGAGTTTCACTGGATTTATGATAGCGTACTAAACAGAGAAGACACTCACTTTATAAAATCTACATATTTAGATAACCCATTCTTGGGGCCTGAGATAATTTCTGAGATTGAGCGACTCAAGGCAGAGGATGAAACATACTGGAGAGTTTACGGACTAGGCGAAAGGGGTAGTAGTGGTGCTACTATTTATACAAATTGGGAATTGTGTGACGATGTTGCAGAAAATATTGATGATCATGTATTTGGGCTTGATTTTGGTTATAATGTCCCTTCATCACTTGTTTATTGTGGCTTTAAAGAGTATGATTGTTATACTGAAGAGATTCTTTACAAAAAGGGGATGACCAATGCTGATCTGATAAAAGAGTTAGAGCGTATCGATGCGGAAAGGCCTGAGTTAGACTTACGGAATACTGAGATATTCGCGGACGCAGCGGAACCGAAAAGTATTGAAGAGATATACAGAGCTGGATTTAATATCAAGCCAGCATCAAAAGCGGTGTCCCATGGTATCAAGACGGTAAAAAGTTACAAGCTACATATAACTAAAAATTCCCCAAATTTGCAAAAAGAAGTAAAATATTATAAGTTTAAAGAAGACAAAGACGGTAATGTTTTAGACGTTCCGGTAAAATTCAATGATCACGCGATGGACGCGTTACGATATGGCATTCATAGTAGAGACCATGAGCGCAAAGAAATAAAAGAAGAATATTTAGATTGGGCATAATATGAGCTTAGATGATACGGCTAGAGGCAATATAGTTTATAGTGATCTTGAGGATTACAATATTTTAAAGGACGCTTACGATGGTGGCGAAGGTTTCAAGGATGGAACTTACTTAACACCGCATTGGCGTGAGAGTGCAACACGATACAATAGAAGGCGGAATGATTGTTGGTATCTCAATGTGTTCAAGCCGATAATCAATGCTCACACTGATAGTATTTATAAAACTGAGCCGCAAAGAGACCTGAACAATGTTGAATTAGAGGCGATCAGCCAAGATGCTGACGGAAAGGGAAATTCTGCTAATGTATTTTTTAAGCGAGCAACGAGAGAAGCGACATTACAGGGGAAAACTTACATTCTTGTTGAAAATTCGACCAATCCAGAAACTAACAGAGCTGCTGCGCTCGAAAAAAGAGACTTACCGTATTTAGTGTTAATCACGCGTAACCGAGTTGAAGAAGAAGACACGGTTTATGATAAGTTTGGTAATATTTTACAAATAAAATACTGGATCAAAAAGAAGGTCGAAGGCAAAGAGAAGAAATTTTATAAGACCTGGACTATTGAGGCATGGTTTTTGAGTGATGAGGAAGAAAAGATAATTGAGAGCGGCGTAAATGAACTCGGTGTTGTTCCTATAGTGCAATATTACGGCACTGATACGGATGAGTTAAACCCAATGTCTGACTTTTTCCAAGTTGCTAAGGCTGCGCATAGAGTGTTTAATCTTACCTCCAATATACAGGAGCAAGAAGATAACCAAATGTACTCCATCCTCACATTACCTAGAAGTGGTAAAGATCAGAAGTCACTTGGTACATCAAATGCCCTAACTTTTGATCCTGCATCAAGCAAAGGGCCAAGCTACATTACGCCAGGAGTTGAGCCGATCAAGGTATTAGTTGAGAATCTTGCTGCATTAGTGGTTACTATGTACGATATGTCAAATCTAGCTATAATCAAGAGTACATCAAACACTTCGGGCGAGTCTAAGCGCTGGGATTATGAGAAGACTGAAACTGTTCTGTCTGGCCGTGCCTTATCTGCTGAAAATACAGAGCAACAGACCTGGAGAATGATACAGCTATATTTAGGGTTGAGCAACGATATATCAGTTAGATACACAAGAAAATTTACTTTTATCGATGCTGAGAAAGAAGTTCAAAAGGCTCTTGACTTACTTGAAATGAACCTTGGGGCTGTTGGTAACGCAGAAGTTAAGAAAATATCAGTGCACAATGCTTTCAACTATATCCCAGAGGATACAACCGAGCTCATTTTTGACTCAATCGATGAGCAAGCTAAAGAAGATGAGACGATGACCAATATTATAGAGGAGCATGATGAAACACTGGGGGCATGAGTTATGGGGTAAGCGGCCTTGTGCTGGAAAGCCTCATGAACAGTATTGGAAAAAACTTACTCGTAAGATCGAGCGTAAACAAAATAAAAAAATCATAGAAGACGAATTGAGCCATGGCGAGCAACCGAGAGAATAAGCGAGAACAACTAAAAAAGGTCGATGATGAATTTAATTCTATTTATTCCCTATTTTCCAAAGACACCATAAAAACAATCGTAGATAATATTGATGATCCAAAGCTAGGAGCGATTATAATTGATTTATTCACAAGTGGCGAATACGCGGCGGTGATGGCTACTATTGTAGCTAATAATGTGCTATTGGCAATTGAACTCGGGTATGCTGGTAAAATAGAGTTCCGCAATGGTGATGAGCTCACTAAAAAGATGTTGACCAGGTCATGGGTTGATGATAAGATAACGGCAAGCAAGAGAATCAAGCGAGCACCACCGAGAGTTGGGCGTGCTGTTGCTAATGATATTGTGACAGCTGTTAGAGAAGGCGATTCAAACCGTAAAATAACCAAATCTATGAAAAAGAGGATTGATAAGGGCGAATTAGATTCAGAACCAATCCGAAAAGATATAACTAAATTAAGTCGAAAAACTAAAGATCCTCAAACAATGTTAGAGGTGAAGAGATTGCGTAAGGAATTGGAAAAAGGCCAAAGTACAAAGTTGAAAAAGGCTTACACTCGTTTCTTAAATGCATTCGAGAGTCAAAACGAAGAACGAATAAAGAAGGCTATCGACAATGCTGTCAACACAAAAGCCAAGTATGTAGCAAATAGAATAGCCAGGACTGAGACTAATAGGGCTTGGACTGAAGGGTTTCATCTCAAATGGAAAGATGATGAAGATGTTGTTGGTTATGGATGGAGACTATCAAGTGGTCATGAGATATTTGACCAATGCGATGTTTACGCTAATACTGATTTCGGAATGGGAAAAGGAGTATTCCCAGCGGGCAGAATACCAACGCAACCAGCACATCCAAACTGCAATTGTTATTTAGTCCCGATATACGATGGTGATAAAAAAGACTTTAACATAAAGAATGGTCAGAAGCAAGTCGAGCGATTGCCGGAAAAACAGAAAAGCTTATTAATGGGTGAAAAAAACAGAAAACTGTTTAATTCAGGCAAAATCACTTATGACAAGGCGGTAAAAGGCTTTGAAAAACCGCAACCAATCAAAACTAGAGTTGTGGAAAACGATATTAAATAATATATTTATATTATACATTAATTTGTACAAAGAATTGTACATACAAAACCTTAGAAAAGGATACATAATGGAACTTACGGAAGCATTAGAACAATTGAAGGGTCTTAGCGAGGACGCATTCGAAACAGTTAGCGCAAAATTCACAGAATTAAATGAGGAAAATAAACAGCGGAGAATCAAGAATAAAGCTTTGAGCGATGTAACACAAACAATTGCCCAGAAATTTGAACTAGATTCTGAAGGTGATATAGTTTCCCAACTTGATAATGTGATACAAAACAAAGATAAGAAAGCCCAAGACTCGATGAGTGATGTGGAAAAGCTATCATTACAAGTCCAGGAGTTGAATGGAAAATTCCAGGATCAACAAAAAATTGCGCAAGAAAATGCACAAAAAGCCATTATAGCCAAAAGAGACAGTCTTTTAACGTCTGCTCTATCAGAAAGCAATGTTTCCAAAGATCTCTTACCAGTGGTGAGGGATTCGTTGGAAAAGAAAGTTCGGATAGATGGAGAGAAAATAACTTTTTCTGACGGCGAGAACGTTTACGATTCAATAAAAGAGGGTGTTTCTTCTTTTATTGAAAAAAATCCATCATTGCAGACTATTAAGAATAGTGCGGGCAGTGGGGAACAAATAACTGGCAATCAAACAGAGTCTAAGGTGATTTCGCGTGATAATTTCGGGTCAAATCTCGAAGCTATCGCAAAAGGCGAAGTCATGGTTAGTGGATAAATAAGGAAATAAAAAATGGCTAATACAAATACAGCTGGTGTGATAGATAAAATCTTTGCACAATCAATTTTAGCATTCCGCGAGAATGCACAAACACCTAAAAATGTACTTACTGATTTTCGTAATCAAGTAGCACAAAAAGGTGACACAATCAGTTTCACAAAATCATCTGCATACACTGTTGGTGATGTATCCGCTGGGTCAACTCCGGCAACTGGGCAAGATAGTGTAATGTCCAATGTCACTCTCGAACTCAGCAACTGGAAGCAAGTTGGGTTTCACCTGACTGATAAAGAAATGGCTGAAATCGCAGACGGTGTCGGTGTTTTACCACTACGTGCATCATACGCGATGAAAGCTCTAGCAAACTTTGTTGATACTACTTTGCTTGCTCAATATGTAAAAGTGTATTCTCAGGTTGGTACTGCTGGTACTGCTCCTTTTGCTTCTGATACTTCTTTAATCTCTTCTAGTAAGAGAATTTTGGCAACAAATTTAGCGCCTACTTCTGGTCGCAAAATGTTCATTGATGAGTTTGCACAGGAAAAAGTTGAGCAATTAGCTGCATTCCGTGATGTGTCTCAATCAGCTGACGAAAGCGTGATTCGCGAAGGCGTAATGGGGCGTAAGTTCAACTATGACTGGTACATGAATCAAAATATGCCTTCTCATACAACTGGTGCTGCTGGTACTCCTTTGGTTGATGGTGCTGACCAAACAGGTACAACTCTCCATGTTGATGGGCTAACAACTAAGCCTTCAGTAGGTGACATTTTCACAATTGCCGGTGATTCTACTCAATACGTTGTTGAGGCTGCAAGTGATCTTGCTGGTACTGACAGTGATTTAACAGTATTCCCAGCGGTTGCGAGTGCTCCAGCTGATGATGCTGCACTTACTTTCGCCGCAACTCACACAGTTAACTTGGCATTCCATGAGGGCGCTTTTGCATTAGCGGTTAGACCTTTAGGTAATCCACAAGTAACCAGTGGTAACCAAATCTTTACTACTGTTGATCCAGTAACAGGTATTCCTTTTAGATTGGAAGTTTCACGACAAAACAAA